TGAGTTGCATATACACTTGGTGTAGTATTCAAAGCCATTGGAATGTCTTGACTACCAAGACGAAGTTCCATTTCTTCTTTACTAACTGTCGTGTATGCAACAGGTGTTTTTTCATCAGCTCTTGAAGCAAGAACTTCAAGTGCGGACATCTCAACTGCTGAAACTACTAGTCCAAAGTTGAGAGTTACATCACCACTAACATCAATAGATTTAGCAGACGATGCGTATCCAATAACAGAAGCTGTAAGTGTGTAAGAACCTTCTCCGATTTTAATCGAATAAGTACCATCTTCCAAAGAAGCTGCACCTAAATCAGTTCCTTCTACAACTACATTTGCTCCAGGTAATGGATTGCCGTTCTCATCAGCAACTGTACCACTAACACTTTGTCCATAAATGAACATTGGCATTAGCATGGTCATTACTAATGAGATTAGATTGCGTTTATTCATAAACGTTCTCCTCATTTTGTTTTAGTTAAGACGCATTTTTTTACAGGTGCGTCAACTGCCTGTTTTGTCGGGTATGTGAAATTTTTAATTAGCATATTCTTGGTCATCATTATCTCCTGTAGCAGGAACTACCTCGCAGCTATCGTTATTACAAAAACGGTCGATTTCTGCTTCTTCATTTTTGATTACACCGAATGTAAGTCTACCAAGTTTCTTAACTTGTTTATTATACTCTTTTTCATCTATAGCTTCATATGGCATTTGTGGATATGCACCACTATCGAGTCTTGGTAATAGTGAAATACCTTTTAAATGATACTGAAAATAATTTAATACGTTTGTTATTTGATTTCCCTCAGTTTCAGGGTCAAATGTAACCGTACAACTTACTTGATTGTCTGCCCAATGTCTTTGCATAAATGATGCCAATGAGAATTGTTCCCAAATAGATAATTCAGATGCTGTTCTAATTCCCTCTCCTACATCTACTGGAACTTCAACAACCATTGTTGTATCTTCTGAACCAAATGTTGGTTCTATTTTGTAACCTGCTTTCTTTAGTGGTTCTAATAATTCTGAATGTTTAGATAGTCTAATTCGTCTTATATAAAATCTACTCTCAGGATAATGTAAACCTGGTGTCGCGCCTGCCAATAATGATACAGTTCCACTTGGTTTTATTGAAGTCGTTTTTTTCGACTTCGGTATTGCAAACCAATCTGAATACATTTTATCCCACGCTTGAATAACGTCATATCCGTTCTCCAACCAATTTCTTAATTCATCTAAACCTCTGTTTGTGATAAACTGAGCAACGCCGCTTACTGAACAACCAATTCTACGATTTCTTAACATCACTCTGTTTGTATCACTCCAATGAGTTTTACCAAGTGTTACGGTCTTAGCATACAAATAAGCATATTTTAATGTACGAGCATAATCCTCATATGAATCATGATTATTTGGAAAGGTTTCTACAAGACAACACAACTCATATGACTCAAGTGTTTGTTCCAGACAATTATGGATAAACAAACCAGATGAACACAAATACTTATCATCCAAAGTAGATGTTATCACACCAAAATTATGTGTATCTTCAACAATCATATCATAAACATCTTCATATCCATAAAACTCAACTGATGCAACTTTATGATTCCAAATACCCTGATTGTCCATTCCTCTTTTAACATTGGAACAAGAATAACTACAAGTTTTTCTTTTGGATGCTTGATATTCTGTAAGTGTTTTGTATTCATTACACACAGGACAATTCCAATCAACCCAAACTGTTTTTTCTTTCATCTTCTTTGATATGTGTTTTCTAACTTCATCTGTCATACCATTTCTAATTGATTCAACCATGAAATCTCTTTGGGTTTCCCAATTTTCTTCTGATTTTTTACCAATCTTTTTTAATGTAGATTTTTTATGATGTTTACCATACATACTATTTCTTTCACCAAAATGACCACCATTTTCAAGAGTAGTTTTTTTCATCTTTTCTACATTTACAGGGTCATGCATTGGATTTTTATCTAATCTATGTAATCTACTATGTTCCGATTGAGTTATTACATCTAAATTATCCCACCTGTCATTTGTCTTATCAAAATCTTTATGATGAATTGCATATTCTTTTGGATTGGGCATATAACCAAGTTCATGCTCTGTAATCAATCTATATTGTCTTATACCACTTACTCTTTTACCAGTTCCTCTTATGTTCCTATAACCTTTGTTGTCAAAACTATTAAATGGAAATACTGATTCGCCTTTTTGTAAATCTTTAAGTTCTTTATATTCACCATTTCTCAACATAATTTTATGGTCAGGTGTAGCTAACAAATTAGAACCGTCATCTAATGTTAGTTTCCATATTTCAGTATTTTCTTTTGTTTTCCAAGTTTTAGTTGATTGTTTAATAACTACTTTACCATTTTCATCAACAGAATAAACTGGATATTGAGTACCAATCAAATCTTTAATTGGAACTGCATTTCTACCATCAGCTACTGCCACTAATGTATCACCAACTACACAAGGATTACCACCCATAGCTCTGTGGTCTTTATCATCTCCACCATTTTTCATTCTTGAGTAGTGTCTCATATTTTCTAACCACGCTAACCCTGGTTCTCCATTATCTGAAATTCTTTTTGCTACCTCTGTATAATCCATACCAAGTTCTGCAAAGATAGAGTTATTTGATGTCCATCCAAATTGTTCTCTGTGTGGATTTACTTTATAATTTTTTAAATCTAAGTATTCTTCATTATGTGGGTCACCAAATACAATCTCTGCAGTTCTTCTAACATTACCTGCTACAACACACTTACCAATAAGGTTCATTATGTCCACAATAGTCGTTACTGTAATTGGACTATTTGTATTATTATCCAATACACCTCTAATATCTTCGTGAATTTCTTCTAATGGTTCATGTCCACTCGAAACACCACCAAAACCTTTGATTGGCTCTCCAGCAGGTCTGACTTTTGAATAATCAAAATCAACTTGGGCAGTTCCATGAAAATAACTTTCTAACAATAGTCTAAGAGATTCTACCCAACCCTCTCTTGTGTCAGGTATTTGAAAAATTTCTACTTCACGATTTAAGTTAGGTTCTTTTATAAAAATCTCTCCTGCACCTTTTGTATCAAAACCAACTCCAACACCTAACATTGATGCGTCCATAAGGAAACAAAATGGTTTTGAATAATCTTCTTTAAGTGTAGCAGTAGATACGAATGCACAATTATTGAGTGCCGCGTATAACTTCTTTTCTTCTGTGATTGGTGTTCCCATTGCCCACAATCCACGACCTGGTGGTAAGAACTTCATATTAAAAATTCTATCATACATATCTTGAGCTGACTTCTGCGCTTGCCAAGGATTCCAACCTAACAAATGAGATTCTATGTGAGACATTTGCATCGAGTATGTTCCCTCTACAACCCTTTGAACGGTTTCCCACCATCTTTCATTTTTTCCGTTTTCTTTAATTCTTGAATAGGTTCTCATATAAACTAATTCACCTAATCCATTAAAACCAAAAGGTGGCTTCTTTCGTTTATATTTATTTATAAATTTATCAGATAATTTAAATTTTTCCATTCCACCTACTTTCCTATGACCTTTTTAGACCAATATTTTATTTTTTTATTATCAAGAATTTTTTCTCGATGTTTCCAATAATATTTCTTCTGTCGAGCTCTTCTCGCCTTAATTCTATCAAGCTCAGTTATGTATTTTATTTTACGTCCCATTTTTTCCCAAAATAAAAGTAGGGAAGAAAGTTTTTCATATTTTTTTATGAAATTTTTTCTTATTTCTTCCAATAATAAGTACCATATATATTACAAAATTATTCGAATCCTTCTATCTTTTTATCTGAAGGTTTTTCTTTTTCATCAGTTTTATATGCTGCGTAAACATTCGCCGCGGTTTGTCTTAAAAAATCCTCTGAACTTTTCATTTTCTTTGTAGCTTCTGAACCCATTTTTGAAGTTGGACGATGTATATCAATTAATCCTATTGTAGTATTCATACTTACAGGATAGGTTATACCATCAACACCAAATCTATTTTTTATAATATGACACCGAGCCGTATTAGCTGCTTTATCCTCAATTTTTCTCGATATACTTAAAACAAAATCTGCTGTCATAACTTTAGTATAACTCTCCGCGACTTTTTCTGCCCCAATAACATCTTCCTCTAATGATGAACGATTTGCTTGTGATGCTGTCCATATAGGAACTTCCATTTCACCAGCCAATCCTCGTAGGTCTTCATAAATGTTTCCTAACTGAAGTCTTAATTCTTTTGAATGTCCCACATCTCTCATAATATCAGCGTAATCTACAATAACTAAATTAGGTTTAAATCCACTAATCTCACATTGTTTCAAATGTGCATTTAAAGTTTGAACTGTTGCAGACCTGGTTGGAAAATATTTAATTAATAATTGTCCTTTAACTTGTTGTAAAGATTTTTCTACTTCCTCTTTTCTAAATTTTAAATCTCCTGTAGGTACACCTGAAAATATAGTATCATATCGTAATCCAACATATTCTTGGTTTAATTCCAATGTATAATGTACTACTTTTTTTCCAACCTTAATAGCGTTTTGTACTATTTTTTGTAAACACCAAGTTTTTCCAATACCTGCTGGTGCTACCAATACTCCTAATTCTCCAGCACCTAATCCACCATCCATTACTTCATCTATAATATCCCAACCAGTAGAAACAGTTTTTCGAGTAGTTTTAGTCATTCGTTCTTCTAAACCTTTAATATAATCATGACCTAAATCCTTACTCGTACCCGCTTTCATAGCTTCATCTATTCTTACCTTAATACCATCATAGTCTTGTCTTTCTAACAAATCAACACTATCCATTATAGCGGTTTTTAATGTTTGATTTTTACAGAAAGTCAACGCGTGTTCTTTTATATATTCAAAATCAGTAGCGTTTCTTAATTGATATGATTCTTTCAAATTATCTATAACGGTTTGTTGTAAAAGATCTGAATTTATTTTTTTAATCTCTATGGATAAGGTTTCCATAGTTGGTGTAGTCTTATATTTTCCAAAATACTCTTTTATATTACGTACTAACCATTTATCCGCATCACTATCGAAATACTCTGGTTCTATAATATCATTAATAGTTTGCATGAATTGTTTATCATTAATAAGTAAAATGATAATTTTCTTCTGAAATGAATGTCCGAAATGTGTTAATGTTTCTGCCATATTAAAAAAAATCGTGTTTAATTAAATTTGCTGGATTAATTGCCTTCTCTACTCTGGATTCAGCACTATCTCCATTGATAAGTTTACTTTCCATTAAAATCAAAAAACTCCTTTGCTTTATTATAAGTTGACACAACTCTACTATTCTTTATAGCTGATTTATTATATTTAAGTGGTGAATTACTTCTCCATTCTATCTCATTCACAAAACTCCAAGACCCATCTGTAAAATCTTTTTTCTTCCAAACCAATTCTTTATCCTTTGGATATGTTCTATTCCACTTAATATCAGTTTCTTTTAACAATCTTTTCTTTTCTCTCTTACTACATAAAAAATAAACATACCTAAATTGTCTACCTCTATAATGACTCCAATTATTTTCAATTAAAAACTCTTTAGTAGGTCTTCTACCTATATTTAAATTTTTCTTATCCTTTAAATAAGATTGAGCTGTTCTTGGATGTACTCTCTCACCAGTATCAGATAGATATAAATCTGTAGTTATAAACCCACCATATAAAAAGTTAGTTGCTTGATAAACATAACCTGGTTTTCCCAATATACCATCTGCCCAAGTATAAATCAATTTTATATCAGGTCTATTCTCCTTAACCCATTTAAACATTTTAGATAAAATTACTGATTCTGAATTTTTAGGTAATTCTTCTAACATACACATTTTACCTATCTCTAAATAGTCTTTAGATTTTAAAGAAGGGAATAAATTTTTAATTGTATTAAGTGGTTGAACTCCCCACCCAAGAGTAATAACCGCAACAAGTTTATTATCAATAAAACTTCCAAGAAAATGTTTAGTTAATCTCGGCATTATTTTTGAATAATGATTATTAAACACAACATCTAACGCACTTACTTCATCTATTTCAACAAAGTCTGATTCTTTTACATTTTCAATTGAATAAAATTCATGTTCACTATTACTCCCCATACAATTCTTTCCTGCGTTTTTCCTCAATTTCCTGCTGTCGTTTTTTTCTGTATCTATCACGTGCTACTTTACGTAATCTTTCCTGATTACGATAGTAATGTTCCATCTGCCATTTACGCTGGGCGTCTTGTTTCTCTTGTTCAGTCTTATATTTAACTTTTCTACCCATGACTCATTTTCGCATATCTATTTAATTGAGTAAAATTCTGATTTAACCAACTCTGTAAGTTTGGTAAAGAAGCGAAAAGTTTATCTTGTAAAAACATCTTTTCAAATTCCATTTTATTCAATTGTGTTATAGGTCTATCTATTCCTTCACGTATCCTCAATTTAGTGGAATTTGGTATATCAACATCATGTAACTGCATTAATCTTTTATTAAGATCTAATTGAGATTCACACATCGATATACTTTCAAAAATTTTCATTTCATCTTCCTTACCACGACATGATTGTACTATTTCTTCTATGGTTAAATCTTTATCTTTTTCTTGTATATGTGGAAATCTTTTTATGATAGTTTTTAAGCCCGCACCCTTAACTCCAGGTATATTATCAGATTTATCCCCTTCTAATATCCTATAAGTTAAAAAATTTCTTGAAGGAATACCATATTCTTCAAATATTTTATCTTCATCATAAATTTTCTTTTTAGTAGGAGAATAAATCTTAATTCTATCATTGACAAGTTGTAAAAAATCTTTATCAGTAGAACTAATGACAACATTTTTATCAAAAACTTGTTTAGATAAATAACCAATGGTATCATCCGCTTCAATATTATCTATTGATAAAATACTAAGTGGTAATGTTTCCAAATATTGAACAGTTCGCTGTAACTGTCGTAACATATTAGCTCGTTCTTCTTCTTTATCTGCAAAATCATATGCACGAACAAGTCTTTTATCTGTTTTACGACCTGCTTTATATTCAGGAAATAATTTACGGCGGCGGGTACTCCCACCCTTACCATCAAATACTATAATGGCTCGGGTGGGATTAAAAAGATGAATTACATAACCTATACTTTTTAGAAAACCAACTATTCCCCCAATATGAACACCGTCATCATTGAGAGTTGGTATAACACTAAATACTCGTATAAAAGTATTTAGGCCATCTATAATTAGTACTTTATCATTGAAGTGACCATCATCTAATTTACCGCCTTGTTTCTTTATCTGTTCAAGAATACTTACGTATCTATCATTCATCAAGGGACTCATCTGTAATCTCCACATCATCTATACCAAGAGCGGATTTGTCATATTTTAATATGACTTTATCACATATGAGATTATAAACATATTCCTTTAAATCATTTTCTTCCAAAATTTTGTTGAAATCTTTAGATTGAAATTTCTTTTCATCTGTAATCTCACCAGTTTCGAAATCAATGATAGGTAATGTATACCAAGCACCAGATTGTTTCACTATATCGTAATCCTTCATTACAGTCAGCCAACTACCTTCATCATCTATTCCTGTTTCAAAATAGAGTGGAAATTCAGCTTTCCTAAGAGGAGGCCCAAGTCTATTTTTAACAACTTGTGCTAAAATAGTCATACCAATAACATTCTTCTTACTATCTTTTATCTGACCTTTATTTTTAAGTCTGATTCGTGTTGAAGCATGAAATGGTAATGCCTTTCCGCCACTTGTTGTCCAAGGGTCTCCAAACATAACACCTAACTTTTGACGTAACTGGTTGGTAAAGACCAAAGCTATCCGTTGTCGTCCAATCATTTGAGTAATTTTTCTCATAGCTTTGGATATTATAATAGCTTTGGCCGTTGCCCAACCATCTTTATCAAAGTCAGCGTCTAACTCAACTTTGGTAGTTGCTGCTGCAAGAGAATCCACTAATATAGTAACTAATCTATCTTTTTCAGACTCGCGAACTTTTGTTACGATTTCTTCAATCGCTTCAAAGACATCCTCTACAGTTTCGACATGAAGATATAACATATTCTTCATATCTAAACCAATTACTTCCAAAAACTCATGAGAAACAGATGTTTCAGTATCAATATAAACTGCAAGTCCACCTTTTTTCTGAGTTTCTGCGAGAATATGAGCTCCAAGTAATGATTTACCACTACTCTCAAGTCCATTCAATTCTGTAATTCTACCCACCGCAATACCACCATTAGGTTTATTTGATATTGCTACATCCAACATAGTTGAACCAGTAGATACAAAATCTTTTATATCTGTGGGAGTCTGATCCGTGCCATCTAAGAAATAAGCTACTTTATAATCCTTGAACTTTTTATTCAAAGTACCTGCTAATACATCAGCAAGTTCATCTCTTACGCCCATTGTATTACTATTCTTTATTAAAGAGTTCATCAAAAGCTGAAGAAACATCACTTACAGTTTCGGTTGTATCCTTAACTGTATCTGAAGTAACCGATTTCTCTTTAGTTTCTTCCTTCTCCTCACTTCCACCTTCAAGCCAAGTATTCAAAACTTCCGTAAGTTCATCATAACTCAACTCTTGATAGATTTCAGTAAGTTCCTTCTGAGTATCTGCTACAGCTTCCAACACATTCTTATCATCAGAAATTGGTGATTGCATTGGTTTTACTCGTATTGCAGTTGAAGGGAAACTTGCTCCAGTTTCTTCTGCTGTTTTGAACTCAACCGTAACATCACGTCCACCTACTGGATCCGTAATATCACCATAGTCTGGGTCAGCAATTACAGAAAGTAATTCTTGATATACCAGCTTTCCAAATCCCCAAAACCTTACGCCTTGATTTTCTTCACCACGAACCAAAACGGGTGCATAAGTTCTCATTTTAGCTTCAAGTTTCTTACCAAGACGATAATCATCACGATTACCTGAAGATTTTAGTTTTTGAGCAAATTCTTCAATCGGGTCTGGACGACCAAATGAAATTGGTGAAAGATATGACTTTCCACCTAAATCATAATGAAAAAATAACTCAATAAAAGGATTGTCCTTATTAAATTTATAAGGTACAATTCTGATTTGTTGTTTGCCTGGTTGAGGTTTCCAAAGATTTGAAGTTCTTTGGGTTGTTGATTGTAACTGATTTAGTCGTTTTTTTACTAAACTTAAATCCATTAGATATCTCCTATTTTGTATTTGTTAATTAGTTAATTTGTATTCGTAAAGTGTCATTTGACCTTCAAGAATAAATATAACTCTGTTTCTGAAAAACAATTTTTTTTTCGATTTTTTATTAGAAGTTAAACGTTCCAATTTTCTTTGAATTTTCTATAACTTTTAAAGCGTGATTTAAATAAAATCTACCAGCTTTTGGTGAACCATTCTCTTTACCATCTGATTCTCCGAGTGGTTTAATCCATAAATATGCATCACAATTCTCAGATTCAGTTTTAAATGTTGGTAATTCACCAATTGCACAAACTTCAGGATTACACCAATCTCCAGTATAACCCATTCCATTTCGTGAAGTATCTATTATATATGATTTATTCGTTTGTTTTGAAATTTCATCACCATAAGTAATACATTGTTTAGTAGAAACAAAATTTGATACATTCAAACTAAATCCTTTAAATAACTTCTTATCAAATTCTGAAAGTAATTCTATTACTTCTTCAACATCTAACCAATATGGATGTCCAACATCTAAATATATTGACGCATTTTTATTATTTTTTAAAATTTCTAAGCTTTTTTTACAAAGGTCAAATCTCTTAACCTTATCATCGTATTTCATTTGATGTGTTTGTGGAAGAGCATCTGGTTCAAATATAACTATAGGATTACTATCTCCAATTCCTTTAGACACCTCTGTAATAAATTCTAAATATTTCGTATAAGTCTGTTCTCCCCCCTTAGAGAAATAACCTAAATCTCTACCTGGAATTGAATATAAGACCAAAACCGCTATATTTTCTTCTTTAGTCTCAATAAAAGTTTTAAATACTCTATTGAGTAATCGTCTTATTCTACCACTAACATTTTTAACTGTTTTATACGGTGAGGATCCATACCAAAATCCCATTGGCTGATTGTATAACTTTCCCAATTCTGGGTATTGTTTTGATAAATTTGCATGTCTATCAAAACTAGGTTTATATAACTTCACTTTATTTTATGATGAGCTCCAAGTTGAACAATTTATAATTTTATACAATTTAGTTTTTATAACAACTAACCCATCTTCATTGTAGAGTAAAACTGAATTTTTATAATTCTCCCAGGGTATGATAAATGTTTTATCTAAAACCCCATCATTTAATTCTCTTATGACATCATTGAGGGCGTTAATTGTATAGAGTGTATTGGTTTGTTTTTTTCTATGTAGAGAAATTGTATTAGGAATACCTTCCATAAAATTATCATCGTATTCTACATTGTAGGTACACATTAAATTATTAGGTGTCTCTACATCTTCAAAAGTATAAATTTTGTCATATAATATATCATTACAAGAAATAATGATATCAATTGATTCGTTTAACGTTGGTTTTTTAGTAAATGTACAGAGTAATTGAGTTTTCATTAATTGTGAACCTCTCTATGAGCGTCAGCTGCTTGATTTTCAAAATCTTTTGATAAATTCATTTCAAATTTTAAGCTACTACCATAATTTTTACCATCTTCTCTGACACCAATAGTAGCGATTATGATTTCTTGTTCACCTTCACCGGCAACATATTTGACTACGGGAGGTTTTTTACTTAAATCAACTTTTAAATTTTGTTTAACTTCGTCAAAGTTATCCGTGCCAAATAATTTTTTCATAGTTCTTTTATCCATAGAAATATCACCGACCATCATAACCTCTTTACCCTCAACAATGTCTCTCAATGGTAAACTCTCTTGTATGTTATTCAACATTTTTTCCTTAATTGGGTCAACTTCCATAGCTCTAACAATGTTATTAAGTATTTTTCCAGTAGCCTCTTGTATTTCTTTGATGACTTCATCACCACCATCAATAGATTTTAAGGCTTCAAGTAATAATTTATTTCTATCTCTCGCCAAACCTTTACCAGATAATAACGCTTCAATCCTACTCTCAAAATCATCTGACTTTGGGTCTAAACCTAATTTTTTTAGATTTGTTTTTAATTTACCGCTTTTAATCAATTCAATGAGTTTTTGTTTTTTATCAACTTGATTGAAGAAATCTAAATATTTTTGATTTTGTCTTTGTGTCCACTTAGCTTCATCAATGTCTTCAATTGAAATTTCTCCATCACCATCAACATCTTCTATACCAATATCTGCAGCATTTTCTTTGAACTCTTGTTTTTCTTCGTCAGTTAATTCCTTAGTTCCAAATGTTTTACTTGGCGAGGAATTAGTTAATCTGATGTTACCATCTTTTTTCAAAGATATTTGTATTATTTTTTCATTTCCATCTTTGTCTTTAACCTTAATATATGAGTCAGTTGATTTACCTTTTTTGTCTAATGGTAATCCAATAGCTTTTGCTTCTTCGTCAACATCCCACGCTGATGCTACTATTTCATAATCTTCACCCATCTCTGTTTTTAGGAAGTCATCGATTGCTTTATTATTTTTTATAGCAGCATCTAACCAACTAGATTGTACTAATACATTATTATTTTTATAAAAATTTTGTTTCCCTAATTTTCCTTTTTGAGCACTTTTTCTATTTGATGGTGTATCTAATCTGACACTTGGATATTTTTTTTGTAACTCTTTTAATTTTTCAACACTATCCACACTATCCAATTCATCTTGAGTTGGTGCATTTGGTGGTGAAGTTTGTTTTCTTATATGTTCTTCAATTGCTTTAAAGAACTCCTCTCTTTCTGGATTCTGAATAGATGAACCAATCATTGTCAATATTTCACCTGCTTGTGAACGAATTTCACCTGCTCCTCCTTCAGTTATGAAATGACTTAACTCTGAGATAGGTTTAATTACTTTTCCTTGTGAGTCTGTTTGGATGTTGGTATTTAACATTCTTTCTAAAACTTTCAAATATTTTTTAGGAACTTTATTTATATCGATACCCAATTCATTCAATTTTTCTTCTAAATTAATTTTATCTTCGACACTATGTTGTTTATTTTTTTCGTTAAAATCGTCATCTGTTGGTTCACCTAACGGCTCTGTAAATACTTCCTGTTCTAAAGGATTAGCAGCATCTTGTGGTTTTTCATCATCAGTAGGTCTTGCATAATCTGGATCTATGTCTTTATTACTATCAGAATCCCTATCAAAATCACCAGGGCCCGCTACCTTATCTCCTTCAACATCCTTTGACTTCCCATCTCCTTTTAATTTATCTGCCGCGTCACGTGCAGGAGTTCCTTTAGGTCGAGTAGAAGCACTCTTATAAGTGGTAGTTTTCTTTACAGTTTTTCCATCTTTAGTTTTTATCTGATAAGTAACTGGTGTCTCGGGGTCAATCTTAGCTTCCATCAAATAAGCTACTTCTTCCCAAGTAAACCCATGTTGTTCTAAAACATTTTCAAGTTTTAATCTATGACTATAATTTTTTAAATCTGGTATTTTGGGATGTACTGACTTTACCCAATTCTCAAATATTAAATTTAATATATTTTTTAGTTTAATCAACAAACTTCTCCGTTATATCTTCCATCTCATGATAATTTTTACCATGTGAAACCGTAGTAGGATAATTATTTTTTTCCATTTCTTTCTTTATCATTCTTAACAAGCTTAAACCATCCTTTAAATTAAAATCAATTAAAAAAGCATCATAGTTATATAACGCTAATTTACTTTTATACTCAGAAATCTTCGGTAACAAATTACGCATTATTTCTATATTTCTTTCCGTTTCTAAATTTTGAATGAAATAATTAAATAATTTAGTTTTATTCATTTCATCATCAAAATTACGAGCGAATATCTTCTTTCTATAAATATAAGATTCTATATATTTATTCTTTTTATACGACTTCCACAAGTTATCAATAAAATCTTGTACTTTACCAAAAAATGGATTCATTTGTACTACTTCTATTGGAATATGTCCATATAAATACTGGAATGATCTTCTTTTAGATTCTTGATAATCACAATCATAAAATTTAGACATATGTTCGTGAACTGAACTTTCTGGGAATTTATAATTTACCACTTCACCTATCAATCTCAAATGATACGCATCATAATCAAATTCAACTAACATGCCTTCATTTTTAAATCTACTCACATAAGATTTTCTACTCTCATCTTTTTTATTCAACGCCGCAAAGTTAATACCACCAAATCTATTAGATGGACGACCTGTAGATGTATACAAATTATATTGACTATAAACTTTTTCATCATTCTTTTGTAATCCACAAGATTCTACATTAGAAAATAAATTAAATGCATCATCATACTCTTTAATATAATACTTTTCAGAAAATTCTACGTCAAGAAACTTTTTAATTGTTTCATATTGTTTCAATATAGGTATAATGGTATTTATATTTTTAGGTTTATGAAATAAATTTTCCCACATCCATGATTTATCATTTTCTATATCTATAGATTTATTAGTTTCCAAATAATAAAGAAAATTTATATCCACCATTCCACCAAAATCAATAGAATGTAAAACTTCTTTTTTATTAAATACAAATTTAGTAGTATCAGATTTTAAATCTTCTAATAAACTTGTATCTAATTCTATAGTTTCCGAATGATTAAACGGTAATATATAATCATCATCTAACCTAATGGTTAAAAACGCTATTTCATTTTCTTTTGGATGTAATTTACTATCTGTAAAAGTACAATGTATTATTGGTGTCCAATTATAATCATTGTATTTATGTATAAATGAATCAAATTCTTTTTTCGACTCTATTATTCTCACTATAACCATTCATTAATTTACCTTTGTAATCTTTTCATACCAAAAACTAAACCATTCCAATACATCTCCCTGAC